CCTATGTTAATAGGCTCGAGAATTGCAACGGGAGCTACCACTCCACTTTTTCCTGTATTCCATACTACATCTAATAGTTTTGTAACTACTCCCTTCTCTCGAGTTTTAAGAGCATACGCTCCTCTAGGGTGATGTGCAGTGAACCCCATTTCCTTGTAATAGGCATATTTGTCCACTCTGAATACTATGCCGTCTTGGGGAAAACAGTTGTAATCTCCGATAGAAATTACGTTAAACCAGTTATCTAATAACTTCATGTCTTCCAGCCAGTACGTACCAATATATGGTTGAATACCATATACTATGAATGTTAGTTTTCTACTCTTAAATTCTTCAGCATCTTTCAGGTTTAATGCTCCTGCCGCATAATTTCTCGCATTTTTTATTGTTTTGGGTGCTACTATTTCTCCTGTGATTTGTCTCAATCCAGAGAATAATGATTTTCCAAATTCTAATGAGCGAGGTACGATATGCTTAATTTTATCGCTTATATCTAAACCTGCTTTGCCATCCCCTCTAGTTAAGGCGTCATGAAATATTCCATTTACATAACATATAGACACAGCTGCGCCGTCCATTTTTGGTGTGGCAACTACTGCGTTATTTCCATAATCGGGGGGTGTGCCTTCGTTGGCGAAGACTTTTTGAAGTGAATACATTGGAAAGGGATGGGCGAAACGGGAATCCGTGTCATGCCCAATCTTGAACTCTTGTTGTGTGTTTTCGACTAAGCGGTCATAAACCTCATCTGGAATGATGGGCAGACCTTTGTAGTACTGATCGCGACACTTGCTTAAATACGTTTCCAAATCTCTATTCATATGTATATTATACTAGAAACTGGAGGTAATGTCAAGAATTATTTTTGCTAATCTAAATATATTTGGTCAAGTTTGTCTTTGAAATGGATTTCTAGTATATCCTTGACTTCAGTAAGAGAGAGGATTTCAACTAACCCATCGAAAAGGTTTCTGCTATTATCAAAGTCTAGCGGCAGAGAAACTCCTTCCCTGCTGGGCTTCCATTCTTCGTCAAAATCTAGAAAATATTTTCTAATGGATAGATACTCTACATTTCTAAATGTATTGATGGTGAGATAAACACGTTCGTGCTTTTCTTCGTTATAGTGTATTAGTTTTTCAAATACGGGTGGGGCTTCATGTATTTCTATCATTCTTTAGTATCGCTTGTAAAGGAACAATAGAGGTAACATGTTCAGGCTGTAATAGTCTATACGAGTCTGTGTCCCAGCAAAATAACAAAACCTGCTTGTCAGTAGGCCTCGCTCTATTTCTTTTTGACTGGATATACTTATTATCAAAGTCTAGCGTACAGACGTTATACTTTAGTCTACGACTGTTTTGACTCCGATAAGTAATTATTGCATCGCCGCATTGTTCAACCTGACGGATAAATTCGTCTTTCTTCATTAGGTTCCTTGTGGGTTAGTACTTATTTCTTACCGTCCCAAACAATGGTATCCTTAAAAAAGAGGTGGTTTCTATAGATGCAAAAATACGCAGGGACTATTGCTAATCCCTACGATTTAGGGGGTTTAATTGTTCATCGAGTTAATTAACTCTGCAAAATAATTAGCTGCTTTCCCTGTCAGCTTACTAATTATTGCTACATCTGGCTCTTTGCCTGCGTCTTGAATTGCATTGGTCAAAGTTGCCTGTGCATCTGCTACAGATACACGACCACCACCAGTCGATCCATTACTAGATGAGCGCGTTGCAGGAGTTTTCTTAACATATACACCAGCTCTGGTCAAGATCATTCTTACACCATTTGGGCTCTCGCCTAATTCGGAAGCAATGTCTTTAACAATTTCCATACTGTTTTCAGGAGTAGGATCTTTAGAGGTATATTTATTGATGGCTTGTTGTTTTTTATCTTCTTCCCAAGGCATTCGTTTTCTCCGTTGTTGTTGTTGAAAGTAAAATCTGTCGCTCATGATTTTTTCATTTATAAGTATATTATACTAAAATTGAAGAGCGTTGTCAAGAACTATTTTTTAAAATGTGTACCCGTAGGTGCTAAGGTCTGGTCTTACTAATCTGGCAGTTAACATTAAACTCTTATTTGTAAACCACCTTCTGTAATCGTCTGAAATGGTTTGTTCCATCAAAATTGAACTATTTTTAGGTTCATCAATAGAGAGAGATATGAGGTCTTGCTCCCAGTTTTCTAATGTAATAACTACTTCACATTTCTCGTAAAGGGATGCCTGACTCTGAAGGTCATTCTTGGCTACCCAGTTATCAAAGCCTATGTAATCCCAATCATCTCTGTACAAAGAGATGAGTCTTTCGTACGGGTTACGAATTACAGCGATAGTACCCCTATCGTATTCCAGAAATAAACTCTGATTCACGTTCTAACTCCCTTCCTAATGCTTTAACATCTTCTACTTTATACTTTAGAGAGGGATCATTCTTATCTAATGAATCCAGTTTTTCTAGCAATACAACAAGCTTCATACTACACTGTGCTATTGTATGTATGTCTGTCATAATTTTTTTATACTTGTGGATTAAAGTTCCACATACTTATCAAGAGCCTCTAGCTTTAAATTGAGGTTCGCAATCTTTTCTATTTGAGTATCAATCGCAGCAATAATTTCTGGGTGTTCCCCTATACCTGCTGGATTCTTCAAATAGATCCATACGTTCGCCTCAGCTTCTGCTATGTCTCCTTTATACTTCATTTCTAAAGCGTTTTTAATCTTCTTCATCTTCTGTACCTATCATATTGGTAACATAATTATAAATAAAAGCCATCCTGTACTTCTCTATTAAGGCTGCCCAAATTAGAAGGGGTACAGTAACAAATGCCATTATACTAAATAAAAGGAAGGTTGCTACCCTCCAGCGATAAATTACATGGTCAGGGCTGGCTTCGCGTATTATACGAATACTTGGCACAAAAATCTGCCAAATAATAAAAATCCAAGATGCTAACCAAAGGGGTAAAACCCACTCAAAAAGATACTCCATATTGTTCCAAATGTTTTAAACTGCCGATATCATAAGCTAGTGCAAAGGAATAGTGACCAGGCTGACCTGCTCCATATACATAATAAATTTCATCAGTCATTGGTGCATTCTCGTATATGTATAATTGATATCCTTTAGCTCCGTACTTTTCTTCGTAATCAAAAACATGCAAACCTGGCATTGATTCTTGATATGCAAGGGTATGTTCTCTAAGTACTTTAGCGGGAGCATTTTCTCTAGCCGCCCAAACCCGTTCTCCTACCTCAAACGATTCGGCAATACATTGCTCTGGAAGCAATATATCTTGATTTCTACTAAAACCTTGGGGTAATTTTTCTGGCATACCGACTCTGTCGATAATTGCTTTTATGAACGCATTAGAGCGGTACATTTGTTTTGCAATGACTGAGATATTATCTCCGCCTAAATACAACTCTAGTACCTCTTTTATTTCAGCTCGTGTTGCGCCCTTACCTTTGTTTTGGTTCTTACGCATCGTTTTATAACTGCGTATTTCTTCAAATTCGTCTATGATCTTCTGAAGGCGGGTCGTGTTATACCTTATATTCAAAATCTCACAGGCTTCTTTCTTTGTAATTGGCGTGTCTGGTCTGGCAAGCAGACTAATAACCTTAAGGATATTTACATCCGTAAGCTTTTCATGGTCTTTACGTTTTAGTGCCAATCGTAATCTCCATCTTGTGCTATTGTTTCTCCTAATAGCATTATAGCATAATGGATTATTTTTAGTAAATCAGTATCATCACGACCATTCTTTTTTCCATAGCGTTGAGCATACTTTATTATATTTCCTATGCAAAAACCTTCTCCATGTTGTGCATCGAATATGAACTCTGTCGCTTGGATATTTCCTTGAGCATAATGCTTTGCATAAGTATCGTTTATATACTGTTTTGCTACTGCAAGAGCATCTTCTTCATTAAATTTATAATCTATGTTTTTGTAGTCGTCTACCATTTTTCTGTTTCCCAGAATCCTATCTGTGTTAATCTTCCTGTTCTTTTATCATGACCAAACTTACCATTAGTAGGAGCGTGAAAATTATAAGCATCATAGATTATACATCTATTATATTTATTTTCAACTGTTACATGGGGTTTCCATTCCTTAGTTATGCGTTTTGAATCAAGGATATTCCCGTAGAACGACGGACCTTTGATCAATCTATCGTTTTCATACTGTCTTTTTGCCCCTGATTCTATGTGTTCCATTAGAACTGTTCCACTATTCTTAGGAGGATTGGGAGTGAGATAAATAACTGCTGCCCAATAGTCTGTTGCGCCTGGTTCACCTACATCCTGTGTATGATCTCCGTGAATCCAGTTGTAATCGTGCCCTTTAGCATACCCTAAATTAAAAGCACCATTACTAGTATTGTTTTTATAACTTATTATATTCTTGCCTAATATATTTGTGTACCTATTACGAAGGTACATCATATTATTCCAACTTGGATTTAAGCTACGTTCACCAGTATGTCTGCGTATAACGTAGTTTACATCATTCGGTAAAGATACTTTGTTCATACCTTCTTTAAAGTCAAGCTCTAATGCTCTTTCTCTAATTACGTCTGGGTTAGGGTAGAAATCATCTACTATGTAGATCACTACTCTAACTCATCGAGTACGTCCAGCCCACCTTCTACCTTTGCAAGATATTCTTTGGTCCGTGCCAATTTTCCTTCAAGTACAGTTATCTGCTCTTCAGCTTCTTTCTGTTGCTTTTGAAGGTTTATTCGTAGCATTGTTCGTTGTGTCATAGTTTGTAAATTCATATCGTCTAGTATACCAATTAGTTCAGGTTTCGCCATGTCTGCTCCCATGCTCCCGCCATGCCCTAAGTACAGTTGAAACTCCGTCTTTCTTAATCATTCTCAACTGTCTGCGCTGACCAAAGTCTAGCTTAGCTTTCGTAAACCAAGCGTTTTTCTGTTCATCATTCCAATCAGGTGGAAAACATACTCTCATACCATCGAGTTCATATGCTCTAATACCCGTCTTGGGATCACTTATTAAATTATTTTTATCCATTGTTCTCTTTTTAATAAAGGGTTAGTCCCCCTTCCCGTATACGGGCAGTTACCGCTTCTAAAGTAGCTCCCCTTTATTTTATTGCCTGCTGCCTTAATTACTAGCTGTGCGTTCAGGACGCTGTGCTTTATATAGTTTGGGTTGCGTATCTAAAGATTAAGTTCACTTCTATAGGGGGACTCCCTAATAACCTTGAGTTGTATGACTGTATGCGTCTTTACACTCTCTTAATATCTCTCCGCAAACACATCTCTGCCGACTTTTCAAACTATATTGAAGAGCGGTATCCCAAGATGTATTAGCGGAATTTAGTTTCTTCTTCAATTTCATATACATATTATACTAAATTTTTGAAGTCGTGTCAAGAACTATTTTTCAAATCCATATAATAATTACTTACTATTGATCTTATCTTTTGCTGTACCAGCGTATAGTCCAAACCAAGCGGCTCCTGCACCTACTACAATCGAAATCAATCCCGACTGCTCAAAGGAGGGGGCTTCTAGGTCCATGAACCAAAGTGTACACTTGTACAATAGTATCATATATATACTTAAGAACGCTCTAGGGAATAGACGCCACGCGTCTATCATGTTAGAAAACCATATAACCTTTTGCCAAGGATTATCTGGCTCTTTTTCGTTCTCCATTTCCATTATCTTTGCTTTTAGTTCCCCTATTTCAGAAACCATTGCCATAAATTTGTTAAGGTCAATTTCTACCTCGTTCCTAGACATATCGCCTGAGAACTGTTCAGATGGCTGTGCCATTTATTTCTCCCAACCAGTCTAACCATTCAACTCTTTTATGAGGTTTTTTTCGCTCCGTAAAGTGAAAAGAAATGGATATCCTTGGGCTTAGGGTATCTACCCTGTGATATAATTTTTTAGGTATATATAATAAATCTCCTTCAGATAAGTCAATAACTGATCCAACAGTTGCCTCATCTCTAATAGGACAATCATATTCAAACTCATTATAAATATACCAACGAACATCTCCTCTTACATGAAAAAGAAAGTTGTCCGTGCTATCAGCATGGATGGGGAAGCATTTAGCTCCCTTCATATTAGAACAATAAAGGTTGGCTTGTCCCATTCCATAGTGCTTTTCAAACTCTTGACATTGTTGCCACATTGTTTTATTTAAGAACTCGCTAAGAGTCAAAATGAAACTGCAACCATCCTGCCAATGTTTGAAAATTTCTTCTCTAGTTAGTTTAACCTTTGCTTTTTTATGACAGTACTTCCCAGTAGGAGTTACTATCTGTAATTGTGGCATACGATCCCACCCACCCAGTTTATTACTGTTTAAGTATGCATCAAGTTCTTTCCAACTAAAGTGATCTTTAAAAATATTTTCTTTGCTTTTAGCTACAAAATACTTTTTATCTTTGAACTCTTTCTCGAATCTTGATAAGGACATTGGTAATAGTTGTTCAAATGGTATGCTCATTTTTCTTTAAACCAAGTTACTAAAGAATGTCTTACTCCTCGTGTTACTGGTTTTACTCTATGTCTCAACGCTGGGTTAAAAATAATTATTGATAGAGGATTAAATGCATGGTCTGGTAATTCAATTCCGTCAATTTCTAACTCACCACCTTCATACTGGTCTCTTGGGGATAATACTGAAATAAAACTATACTTTCTATAATCATCTCTTGCTGCATCAATATGCCAATTATAGTAGTTCCCCGTTTTATAAGTTAAGACATTTGCTGGTTCTGCTTTTAGCTCCCCATAAGGTTTCATAAATTCAGCCAACCAAGGATCTATTTGATTTCTTAAAAATCTAACATCTACTTTTCTATTCTCATCCAGTGATACCTTTCCGTTCTTACCTGTTACGCCTGGTACTGCTATATGAGTTTCTAAACACTTCACACAAGCACTATATACCTCTACACTTAATGCATTTTCAAAAACTGCTACCTTCATTAGAACTCCTCTGGGTTAGCTATCATCTTTACTTTTCGTGCATAGTCCCAGAGTATTGCTGCAATATCATCTCTTTGATAGGAGGCTTTACCCCAAGGTGAATAGATAGGATGCCAAGGTTGAGTACTCATACTTGTAAAGTGTATATGAAAAATCTCATCTAAATCAAACTTTGGTATTACATCATTTGCTTGAGGGGTTCCAACTAAAGGTAGAATTTCATCCCCGTACCACGAAGTATCTCTACCATCAAAGCTATTCCATCTAGGATCTAATTCTTTAATTATACCTTTTACGTTTTCTTTGTGTGGATTACCTATGCCTCTTATAAAATGGTGTTTATAGTTAGATGGCCATTGTTTAATGTCTTTAATCGGTTTGATAAATTCTTTTGCTTTTTCGCAGTCAATCAACATAACACTATCACAGAACCAACCTTTCGCTTTAGGTGTTTGACCCCACTCGTCACCATTATCATGTAATCCATCCCATGCCATTGCAAAAGTACAACCCTCTAAGTCCGTGTTATATAAAGCAGATATATCTCTAAGGTTTAACTGGTCTACATCTGTATAGATTGCTTTGCCTTTAAAATTACATAGTTCAGGTACTGCATATCGAAAACAAGTAAAAGGTGTCCCCCACCCATGCTTATTCCAATCTTTAAACATACTTGGTCTTAGGAAAGTTATATCTAATTCTTCATCTGTATTCTTAAATAAACTGTATAGATATATTTGTTCTATCCATCTATCTTCATACTCACTCGTACCTATAAATAT